CGGTGCACCAGAACAACCCGCGCTTCCGCAAATGCCAAACGCGCCACCCCCGCCTCCGGTCTTTGCCCAATCTCCTACAGGCGCAAAGCCCTCGAAGAAATCCGCCACGCCTTCCTTCCTCAATAGCTCCGCTCTTCCCTCACCCTCGGCCACTGGTGGTGGCAAGCAACTAGTGGGAGAATAAAATGTGGGAATATAAAATCGCCGCTCTCGACATTAGCCACTCTGCTATCAACTCAACCATCGCCGCAGTGGAAGAAGCTTTGAATAAGCTTGGTAAGGATAAGTGGGAAGTCATCGCGGTTATCTCCGTGAGTGACATCCATTCCATGCCAACTGCCGTGATCTGTAAAAGGCAAAAGTAATGCCCCGCGCCCCGCTCTCTTCTCAAGACGATCAGATATCCCAAGCGATCGACCCGCAGAACTTCCTGGTGGCCGCGGCTGACTTGCATCAAAGCGGTGCCCTATCCTCGCCGGTCCCCACCGGCACTCCGCTTCAAACTGGCAAACCCCCGCGCGGCTCTAAGCGCATCAAGGTTGTGAAATGAACGCCGTTCCCAACCCACGCTCATTCGCCCGTAACACCGACACCGCGTCCCCTACGGATGAACGTCTCCGCGCCTTCCAACAAGGTCGCCTCCTAGGCATGCGCACGAACCGCTACAGTTGGTGGACCCACGCCCGCGAACTTGCCGATTACATCCTCCCCCGACGTTACAAATGGCTCATAACCCAGAACCAACAGAACCGCGGTTCGCCTATCAACCAGCATATCCTCGACTCTACCGGAACCCTCGCGGCTCGAAACTTAGCAGCAGGTATCTTCTCGGGCGTAACCCCACCGACGCGGCCGTGGATTAAATACAAGTGGGGCAAGATCGACTCTGCAATGACCGGTCCTATCCCAATCTGGCTCAAGCAATGCGAGGACCTCACCAACGCTGTCCTCTCTGGAAGTGGCTTCTACACAGCGATGGCAATCTTCTTCTTCGACCTCGTTGTCTTCGGCACCGCGGCCCTCCTAATCTACGAAGACTTCGACAACGTCATCTCCTGCGTCAACCCAGCCTTTGGCGAATACTACGTCGACATCGATGGCAAGTATCGCCCTGTAGTCTTCTACCGTGAATTCACCTACACCATTGCCGCCTGTGTCGACGAATTCGGCTGGGAGAACTGCTCGTCGATGATTCAAGAAGCCTACGATAACGCTAGTGGCTCATACCTAACCCGAGAAGTGATCATAGCCCATGCCATCGAACCCAACACCGAACCAGAGAAGTACGGTATCCCCGCACACTTCAAATACAGAGAAACCTACTGGGAATGGGGTGGAGCAACCACTCCTCAAGGAGGAACTATCAGCAAAGGCTTCCTACGTAAGCGCGGATATGTCGAACGCGCTGCTATTGTCGGCAGATGGGACCTTGTGGCAAATGATCCCTATGGGCGCAGTGTCGGGATGGATGCTCTTCCCGATATAAAGCAGCTACAGCAAGAAACCCGGCGCAAGGCTCAAGGCATTGATAAAGGCATTAACCCGCCCCTCGTTGCTGATGTCCAACTGAAGAACCAACCCGCTTCGCTCTTGCCAGGCGGCATCACCTTCCTTCAAGGAATGATGTCCACCGGCAACGATGGAATGAAGCCAACCTATGGTTCCTGGAAACCAGACATCACTGCCATCTCTGAAGACATCAAAGAAGTCCGCGCCAGGATCAAAGAGACCTTCTACACTCCTCTCTTTCAAACCGCTTCGCAATTCGAGACCCGTTCCAACATTACGAATATGGAATGGGACATGCGTAAGTCTGAGTCCCTCGTAATGCTTGGGCCTGTCTTAGACCGCGTTCGCTTTGAAGTTCTTCAACCGACCGTAGATCGCGTTTGGGGCATCATGTCCCGCGCCAATATCATCCCACCCCCACCGCCAGAGATCGCCGGAAAGGACGTAGATGTGGAATTCGTCTCTGTCCTTCAGACCTCTCAGCAAGCAGCGATGGCTGGCTCGATCGAGCGCATGCTGCAAATGGCCTCGACCATGGCCGGGATCGACCCAGCTGTCACAGACAACCTCGACTTCGACATGGCCTTTGACATCTACGCCACTCTCCTAAACGCCGACCCGCGGATCATCCGCACTCCGGCCGCGCTGACCTCCATTCGCAAACAGCGTGCAGAGCAACAACAGCAGGCGCAACAGCAACAGCAAATAGAGGCCCTTTCCAAAGCTGGCGCGAACGCTTCCAACATCGACATTGGCGGCGGTCAGAACCTAGTCCAACGGATGATTCAAGGATAAGAACATGAACAATGCCATTACAGTTGGTGAGGTTGTCAATTTTGTCCTCATAGTTGGAGGCTTTATTGGCGTGGTTGCCCTTCTCTTTGGCTTAATTTGGTTTTTCAATCCGTTTAGAAGTGGCCATTAAAGGATGACCTATGATGCCGGAAATCGCAAAGACATTAGACGTGCTGAGAAGCTTGCTAAGCAAGCCGAGCGCAACCGCGTTGACTACACCAAGCGTATCATGTCCGAAGTTCTCGGCCGAGAGTGGATGCACACTCTTCTTATCAAGTGCAGTATATTCAGCACCCCCTTTGTCCGAGGTGCAAGCGACATCACATCCTTCAACTGCGGAAGCCAAAATGTCGGGTTGCAAATCTTCGCGGACGTAGTAACTCACTGCCCCACTCAATACATCTTAATGATGCAAGAAGCCAGCCATAAGGAGATAACAGAAAATGTCAGACACGACGGTAACAATGGAAGCCCCGGCGGGGAACTCAACGGAAGCGCGGACGGCGGACGGGACGTTGAAGGACCAGAGCCCGGTGACTACGACCCCTTCGCCGGAGACGAAGCCTGAAGGCCAGTCCTTCCTAACCCAAGAGCCTAAGGAGCCCGAGGGTGAGAAGAAGGCTGAGGGTGACAAAGCTCCGGCTGAAGGTGAGAAGGCTGAGGGAGAGAAGAAGCCCGAAGCAGGCGCACCGGAAAAATACGAGGACTTCAAACTTCCCGAAGGTTACAAGCTTTCGGAAGAAGCAGGGAAGGAAGTCACCTCGCTCTTTAAGGAACTGAATCTCTCTCAGGATCAGGCGCAGAAGCTGGTTGACTACTACGGCAAGAACCTCCTCGAGACAGCAGAGGCCCCATATAAGCAATGGGCCAACACACAGAAAGAATGGGTCGCGGATATCCAAGATCGTTTCGGTTCGAAGGCTGATGCCACACGCCGAGACATCAACAGTGCAATCACCAACGCCCTTCCTCCATCCCTCGCGCGAGCCTTCCGCGGTGCCTTGGATATCACTGGAGCCGGGTCCAACCCCGATGTCTTCGAGGCCCTTTCCATCCTTGCTAAGCCTCACATCGAGGGCCGCTCCGTGCCCCAAGGCACCCCTTCGAAAGAAGCCAACAAGGCGCCGGGGGCTGTAGTCCAGCCTTCTCTTGCAGAAGCCATGTACCCACATTTAGCCGCCAACCGCGGCAACTGAATCCTAAGTTCCACCGCAGAGCGGTAGAACGGTTAAGCCCAGAGGAACCGAGGATAGACTGAGATGAACCTTAATCCCAACCCTCACTGAGGAGCCTTAAATGGCCATAATCGGTACCACCGCACTTACTTATGCGGACTGGGCGAAGCGTATGGACGACGGCTACAAGGTCGCCGCCATCATCGAGCTCTTGTCCCAAACGAATGAAATCCTTGATGACATGATGGTCGTCGAGGGCAACCTGCCGACTGGACACAAGACGACAGTCCGAACCGGCCTGCCCCAAGCCACTTGGCGCTTGCTGAACACTGGTGTTCCCAACGCTAAGTCCACCACGGCTCAGTTGATCGAAGCTTGCGGCAATCTGGAAACCTATTCAGTGATCGATAAAGACATCGCTGATCTGAATGGCAATACTCCAGAGTTCCGACTCTCTGAATCCCGCGCCTTCCTCGAAGGCATGTCTCAGCAAGTCGCCTCGACGATGATCTACGGCAACCAGTTCTCCAACCCTGAACGCTTCACTGGCTTTGCCCCGCGCTATTCCACCAAGACCGTTGCGAACTCTCAAACCGCCAACAACGTCCTCGACGGCGGCGGCCTCGCT